ACCTATTAGAATGGGTTATGGCAATAATGCAATCTATATGGGTGCTACTAACATTAACACCATTAACGTAGGATACGAACAAGATAGCGATGATTATAATTTACATATCAACTATGTAGGATATGCTTCAAGTAATACAAGATTTAGAAGTTTAGAAGTAGATAATGGTAAGCAAGAACTTATTGCTTATTTTCAAGGTTCTACAAAACGAGTAGGAATAGGCACGGCTACGCCTGCTACTAAACTTGATGTTAATGGCGCAGGTACTTTTATTGGTAATGTAGCCTTAATAACAGATGCAACAAGCGGTAATTATAGTTTAATACAACATAAGTACGATGGTGTTGCAAAGGCTTATAGTGGTTATAATTCAGGATTTGCGCTTTACGGTGGTGAAACTGATGTTGCAACTAGAATACAATCTGGTGGTCAATATGCTATAACTGCTTTAACGAATGGAAACGTAGGAATCGGCACGACCTCGCCTTCAGCTATTTTAGATGTATCAAAAAGCGATAATGCAAGAATAGCAGTTAGACAAACGGATTCATCTGCATTTGGAAAATATGCCCAAATAACACTATCACACGGCTCTACTTATTTTGGCGCAAATGACAAAACTTATCAGTTAGTTTCAAATGGACAAGCTGACGGAGAAGCTAATTTTGCTTTTCAATATTGGAATGGGTCTATTTATCAAGAAAGACTCCGCATAGATTCTAATGGTAATGTAGGGATAGGCAAGAATAGTCAATCAGGAAATGCGACTTTAACAGTAAAAAGCCCTGCTGGCGGTAATACTGGGGTAATGCTTATAGAAGGAGATACTACTAATGATGGTCACGGTTTATACGCTACAACAGATAATAAATTTGTAATAACAAGATTTACTAACGGTTCTTATTCTGACAATTTTGTTATGGATAGTTCAGGAAACGTAGGAATCGCTACGACTTCGCCCGGCGGAACATACGGTAAACTTTCCGTTGCAGGTGGCATTAGAATATTTGATGACAATAATGCTAAACTTGAAATAGGCAGATATTCGTCAGAGGCTTCTGATTCCTATATAAAAATGGGAAGCAATAGTAATTCGTTAAGATTTACTAATAACGCAGATACTCAAGATGTTTTTGCTATATATAACAATGGAGATGTCGCTATGGGTGTTGGTACAAATCAAATCAACCCATTACTTACAAATCCAGGAAGGGGTAGTTTAACTGTCAATGGTTCTTCTGATTCTATTGTTACGCTTGGAATGGGTGGTACTTGGTATGGTTATTATTATGTAACTACCGCAGACCTTTATTTAGCGCATAATGGAGGTAACATACAACTTCAAGCAGGTGGTTCTACTAAAATGCATATTACTTCAGGTGGCGCAGTAGGTATTGGAACTACCAACCCTAGTGCAATGCTTGATGTTAGAAACAACGATAGTGGTGTTTCGGTTCTTATTAGAAACGGTGATGTAAATACTGGCGGTAATAACGAAGCACAAATACAATTTGGTTATAACGGCACAGATAATTTTTCGCACTTTATAAGAACTAGACACAATTCTGCTGATACTGGAGGTAACGCAATAGACTTTTATACTTGTGATAGTACAGAAAACAATAGCATTACTTCAGGTGTTCGCCATAACTTAACGCTTGATAGTGGTGTTGTTGCAATCAATAAAACTTCAGGGTATGCAACTGGTGGTTTTGGCGAACCTAAATTTGTAATAAAACAAACGCAAAGTAGCGAATGGGGTGGAATGCTTGTTGAGGCAGCAGGTAACGATGCAATATTTGCTTTCGGTACTCGTGATGATGGGCATTACATTTCAGGAAGTTATCGTACAACGGCAGGATATAAACCTTTATATTTTTCACTAGCAGGTTCAACAAGAATGACGTTGAACACTAACGGTAACTTATGTGTCGGTACAACGACAGATGATAGTTACAGAATGCGAGTAAGAACTACTAGTAATTTACTTGCTGAATTTGCTTCTTCAGGAACTTCTACTTACGTTCAAGTTGGTGATGCAGGTAATAATAATTATTCAAATATTGGTTTTGTAAATAATTATGGTACTGCCCAATTATGGCACGCAGGTTCTACTTATGGTTCTAATTGGGGTGGTAACGATTCATTTAACTTCTATACACCTACTGCCTCGTTCCATTGGCATCCTGGAGGTAACGCAAACCGAATGACACTATCAACAGCTGGTGTTTTAAGTTGTGCTAATGATATTATTGCCTTTGCTTCTGACAGAAGATTAAAAGAAAATATACGACCTATTGAGAATGCTATTGACAAGATAAAACAGATCAATGGTGTTCATTATCGTTGGAAAGACGAGGTTGAAGAATTAGGCTTTAGTCCAACGCAAAAAGAAGAAGTAGGGGTAATTGCTCAAGAAGTAGAAAAAGTAATTCCTGAAGCGGTAAAACCTGCACCATTTGACCACCATAAAGGCGAATCAAAGTCAGGTGAAAATTACCTTACTGTTCAATACGAAAAACTAGTTCCGCTTCTTATTGAAGCAATAAAAGACCAACAGAAACAGATTGATGAACTAAAAGCAAAATTAAATGCTTGATATACTTGATATTTTAATAGGGTTAGGTTCAGGCGTTAGTTGGGCAATAGTACCTTCTACTGGTGCGTTATCAATGCAAGGGTTGGCTAGAGAAAAGGAATTTGATAGTTACTTATCAACTAGCACACCTTATCAGCCAATTAGTCTATTAGACCTTGCACAGACCTTCGTAAACTTTGATGGTACTAATACCAATGGGGTAAATTACCCTAATAGTAGTCAGCCACACGCTATGTCTGAATGGTATGGGTATGACCACGACTACGGTTTAAGTTGTTCAAGTCTGTATGCTAGAACACTTGGTTACGCTACAACTTTAGGAGGCGACCCTTGTTCGCAGATTCAAAGAACTTATTACACTAACAATTCAAGTTGGACTAGTTCAACGCAATTATATCGCAATCAAGGTGGTGGTTCTTGTGTTCCTGCTAATTCAGGATTCTATTATGAAGATTCAGGAGGTGGTGTTGCGCCGGTTAGACAATGGAACGGTTCAGCTTTTGTAGGAAATTATGGTTGTCCGTAATGACAAAGATTGAACAGATATTTTGGGGGTGGGCGAAATATAGCTTTATGACTTTAGGTTATAAGCCAAAGCCTGAAGAATGGCATTTAGCAGAACAAAGGCTGTATATTTGCGATGACTGCCCATTGCGTACAAATAACAAGTGTAGCAAGTGCGGTTGTAATCTAGCAGCGAAAACGCTAGTTGAAGAATCAAAATGCCCTGAAGGTAAATGGTAAATAATTAAATCAATATAGAAATGAACACTTATTACTTTAAAATCAACGCAGTAGATGCGCACGTTAGCCAAGATGGTCTTGACAACGTAATTTACAATGTACATTGGTCTTACTTTGGTGAAGATCAAAATGGCAATGTAGCAAGTCAAATTGGGGTACAACACGTTCCAAATGTTGATCCGGAAAACTTCACGGCTTTCGATCAATTAACACAAGCGGATATTATTTCTTGGATCGAACCGATGCTTAACGTTGAAGAATTTCAGTCAAATCTTGATGCGCAACTTGCAGAATTGGCGGCACCTACAAAAGTAACGCTTCAAGTTCCTGAAACGTTAGATACTGACAACGAAGAAATTGTTTAAATTTGCTTAAACAAAATTTTTAAAAATGGCAAACAAGATCGAAGAAGGGGTTCTTGAAAACCTTCAAAAACAACAAGAAGCAAAGGCAAAAATTCAATCGGATTTAGGCGCTTTAGAACTTCAAAAGCATTCATTACTTCACGCATTTGCTCAAGTACAATCTGAACAAGATGAACTTACAAAGGCGCTAGAAGAAAAGCACGGCAAAATTCAGATCGATTTAAAGACTGGCGAATTTGAACCGATTAAAGAAGATGCTAACGATATTGAAGTTGTTGATGCTGAAGAAGTGAAATAATGGGTGCGATAAACGCAACAAGCTTTTTACTTCTTAAAGAAGAAACGGTGCTAGGGCATTCTACTGGCACCGTTATTAATTTACAACAAGACCTAGCCAATGCGACCACAAAGGATTCGCAAGGGTGGCAAGAATTTTTGGCGGGAATACGATCCGGAACAATACGCGCCGAAGGTTTAACCGATTATTCGGATCAACTAAACTTTGGTCAGTTCGAACAAATGCTGATCACGCGACAAAACGCGCAGTTCTATTTTAAGCAACCGACAAACGAACGTTTAATATTTAGAGGCAATGGTTTTGTTACTAATGTTTCGGAAACGGCAGAAGCTGAAGGGGTTGTTTCATTTAATGTAGAATTGCAGCTTACGGGGTTGTTTGTGATCACCGATATTACTGAAGGTGATACTTGGGATACGATCTTTACCCAATGGGAACAGTTGAACGCGAACTGGAATTTAGTGTAATTTTTTTCTTTGTATATTTGAAATAAATTTGATAACGACAATAATTTAATTTTCAATATGGCTACAACTGGCGTATTTAACGGAACAAACCTACTGGTAAAGGTTATCGGCGATGGTGGTACTTTAGCAACTATCGGACACACAACTTC